CAAACATTTGATTTTAAAATCTGCAAGTTGTTTATCTTCAATTAGTTTTGCAGTGGTAGTTGACTGATGTAGAGGACCAAACAATCCTTCAAGTACCAATCTATGTGTCTGTGTTCCATCAATCGTACCAGTACAACCAATACGATACTCTGCATTGACTAGACCAGACATAATGGTAGTTAATGACTTTGATTTGAATTGATGTGCTTCATCACCAAATACAAAATCAAACTGTTCAAAGTATTCTGCTGGATTCTTGTAGATAGATTGCCATGTAGTGATAGTCAGAAACTTATCTGTATGCTTGTCTTTTCCTGAATACTGTCGATGGGTGTTGTTTGCGGCATCGTAACCATAAGATTCAAAATCAGAATACATTTGCTCAACAAGAGAAGTTGTAGGAACAATTAGTAATCCTTTCTTATAACCTTTATACTGTAGATATCTGAGTATTAGATACTGTATCAAAGACTTACCCGAACCAGTAGGTGATAATAACAACATTCGTTTGTTTCTTATGGCAGTAAGAAACGCTTTATATTGATATTCTCTGATGCCTTCTGTTATAATAGCTTTGTTAAGATTGATATGTTCTAAGAACTCATTCGCTTCAACAGCAGAAAAACTAACAGATGTATTTACCTCTGGTTCGATTACTAATTCATAATCTCTTTCCTCACAAAACTTTTCAATGTAAGGTATCAAACCATGATAGATAGTAAAGTTTCTAAGATCAGCAAGTCTTATTTTACCATCCCATATTTTATTCTTGAACGCAGGCATGAACTGATAACCAGGTACGTAGAAAGTAAAGTAATCAGCTAACTCTTGTGCTGTACTACGTTCACACTCAAATGTGATATACGCTTCGTTTAGTTTGCGTAAAATTAAATCTGCCATTATCCACCATTAACAAATCTCTCCCACGCAATGAAGTCACGTAATTGGTATGTTCGAGAATTAAGTTCTTTTATAATTGATATACAAACATCGATGATCTCATCATGTACAAGTTTCTTTGCTTTGTACTTGTTGATATCTTCATCTGCTTCTAAGTATGTAGCGATGTCAGATTTGAGTGCAAATGGAAATGGATCCCATCCATACTTTTTCAAATCATCATCGTCTAGTTTACCTGTATAGTATTCCCATTTAAGTTTCTTCCAACGATTAAGTTGAAACTCAGCATCTCTAGCCATCATACGATGATTAGATAAAATGGTAACGTATTTGCTGTGTAGTTTGGGAATGTTTAGAAGTTCTTTACCAGGTTCGGTACGATCAATCTCAGCGTCTTTGCGCCACATTTCTAGTAGTTCATCAAGTTGTTTCATAAAGTAGTCTCCTTTAAGGAGAGTATATACTAATTAATAAAGAAATTCAAGCTGAAAATAAGAATATCTGAATGTTACATCGGCAGTAATAATATTATCTGGTGTGTCAGTGGATGAGAAAATAATCGACGATAATGATATAGGAAAACTATCAATGAATCTCATCTTATAATGCGGTTTATTTGATGATGAAAGTACCGTCAAAATACCTTCTGCAAATTGTGGAAAGTTTGGATTAACAAATGGTGATAGATTTTTTAATCCTGCATACTCTGCATAGTCTGTTGGGAATGTAATACCACGCATCCAATCATGTATTTCTTTCCATGCAGTTAAATCTTCATCGACTAAAAACGTTACATTAAAAGGTTCATATATTAACTTTTCACCTGGAGAATATAGATCAACATAAGGTGTATTGCGAGGAATTTCTGAAAGAGATATTCCTGGCATAGAAACTGACTGACAAAAATACTGTGTGTTTGACACACGTGGGAATGTCAGTATAAACTTATTACCGTGTTGTAAACTTGGATTAATTGCCATAGTAATTCCTATTTGTTTCTACTATTTATGTGCATAAAAAAAGAGGGATCCGAAGATCCCTCTAAGAACATCATATTGTTATTATTATGTACTACTAAAATTACATTAGATTTGCGATCTTGAATGCACGATAGTAGAAGTTTGACTGACGGTGTAGAACGCCTTCGCCTTGTGTTGTACCTTCAGCGAATGGGTTAGCTACCATACCGTAACGAGTCTTGAAGCCAATTTTTGGCTGGAAGCTGCCAGTATCAACAGCACGAACCATTTGTAGAGGTACGTATGGGCAGTAGAAGATACCTGCGTCATATGCGTTTGTACCCTTATAACCAATCACAGCAAACTCAGATGTTGAGCCTGTTGGGAAGTATGGATCGATGTAAACTTTGATACGACCGAACATTGTACCAGCAAATGTGTTACCGGTGTCGTCAACTGTTAGGTTAACTTGACCTTGTAATGCTGATTGATAGTCCAGAATACCAGCCATTGCAAGAGCAGAAGCAACATCTGATGAACAGATCATCATGTTACCTTTTCCTCTACGAGTTGTCTTTGCAATTGTGTTAGCTTCACGTTCGATTTGGAATGCAAGACCTTTGATCTTTTCAACCATCCAACGACCGTTAGAGTCGGTGTCTAGATTGAAAGTACCTTTTGTTGTTGTACCAACTTGAGCACCTGTCTTAGCAACTGCATAGATTGTACGAACAACTTCACGGTTGATCTCAGCAAGAATTTCTGATGACAGAATGTTTGAAAGTTCTGTCTCAGCATCTAGACCATGAACTGCTTTAAGGTCTTGTGCTAATTCCATTGAGTATTCTGCTTTCAGAGCACGGGTCTTAGCAGTTACAGTTACTTTCTCGATTGAGAAAGCCATTTCTTCAAATGCTGGTGAACCTGATGTACCAAGTGCTTCAGCATCTGCTGTAGCCATTGGAGGTCCTGCAACGATTGTGTTTGCAAATACGTTATCTGTTGCTGATGTATCAGAATCAAGCGTATATGTAACAGATGTAGCAGACTCAGCACCTGCGTGACGAGTGTTAGCCTCGTTGTAGAATGCTTCTGTACCACTTTGTGTACCATAACGTGTACGCATTGCGAAGATTAGACCTGTTGGGCCTGTCATTGGCTGAACGCCGCAAACATCGTATGCGATTAGGTTAGGTAATGAACGACGAACTAAAGAAATGATGATTGGGTCGAAACCGGCTACTGGGCCTGTAGCAGTTGCGCCACCACTAAAACCACCTGTACCAGCAGAGTTAGTTGGTGATGCTTCTGTCATGAAGCCAGTCTTTCTCATTTCTTCAACTTGGTTTTCAAGAACCACAGCGGTAACTGCTTTACGATATGGATCTTTAATAGCAGGTAGTTCTGGGTGATTCAGAACTTCATCCCACTTAGATTGTAAGCCTTCAGACAAATACATGTAAGTCTCCTTGTTTTTTGTTTAATTAAATTCTTGTTTTAGAAATTGCACTTGATACTGCGGCAACAAATGGATCTACCACTTTCTTATCGCCTGTTTCAGCATCTTCAATTTTTTCGTGCAGTTGTTCAACGGATGCTTTCTTTACACCTGTTGGGAAATAGTTTTCACGGATAGTATCAAGTTTTTCTTTGTACTCTTCCTCTGTGGAAAAGTCTACACCCTCTGCGAGTGATTTGATTTTTTCAACTTGAGTATCTGTTAAACCTTCGCAAACTGAACGAACGATTTCTTGTTTAGTTGATTCTACTAAAGCTTTTCTTAACTCGATACCGTGTTCGATTTCTTCGTTAAGTTTATCTTCTAGTTCCTCAACCTTAGTTGCTAATTCATCTACTAGATCAACTTTATCTTCTGGAACATCGATGTAATGTTCTGCAAATAGATTACGTAGACCTGCGATGAAATCTTCGGTAATTTCTGAACGTAGTCCAGATTCGATAGCAATTTCATTGTCTGCCATCCACTGTTCAACAACATACTCTAGGTAGTCGTTTACTTTGTTTGTTAGGTCAGATTTAATTTCTTCAACTGCTTCTTCGAACATTGAAGCATATTTAACTTCAACTTCTTCTTCGATCTGTGCAACACGATCCATGATACGTGCTTCAAAGATAGTAGCAGCTTTAGTTTTGAATTCTTCTGAAAGAGCATCATCGTCGGAGAACATATGGTCAACGTCCTCTTTCATTTTGTCTTTCCACATTTTCTTTTCGTCTAGAAGATTATCAGCATCTTCTTCGTTGTCAAGATTAGAATCGCCTTCTAGTTCTTCATCTTCTTTCATAGTTTTCTTACCGCCCTGTGGGTGGTTTTGTGTATCTGAAGATGCATCCGATGGTTTAGTTGTTGGAGCAGTCGCACTCTTAGCAGCCTTAGTCGCATCGATTTTATTCGAATTGTCGTCTGGTTTGCCGTTCTGAGGTGTTGGACCACCTAGATCAACTTCTTCACCTGGAAGTTTTGCTGGAGGCATAGCTGATGCAGACTTCTTGCTTGATGCAAGAATATCAGCTGCTGCTTCTAGTAATTTGTTCTTGGTTGTCATTTAGGG